GAGCATAGCAATACCCTCCCAAGCAGCTAGACCAGGGATGAAGGCCGAACCGATACCGAAAATAGTTTTTACGATACCCTCAGTTCCTTCTTCTGTAAGCTCACCACCGAGAGGAACAAAAGTGCCTCCCTCGACAAGATCACCACGGGTAGTCATTACGATCTCTTTGCCTTCTGGAAGAGCCTCTTGGATCTTGGCTGGAAGCTGCTCTACTGGAACGCGAGCAAACTCCCCTCCTGTAATAACTTGATCGTGAGTAGTGAATACTGTGTCAGGACCAAAAGCCCCTTCTCCTGTACCGAGACAGGAAGTAATGCCTACCGCAAGGGATAGGCTAACCAATACTGTAATTAGAATGTTTTTCATAAATTAACTTTGAAGACGGGAAAGGTAGTCATCATCAGAAACATCTTCGTGAGATGCTGTCTGACTAGGCGAAGCGGTTCCCGTAAGCATACCAACCGCTTGCTTAACATCCTCATACTCCTCAAGCTTAACAAGCTCATGAATATCGTGGAGTGAGTCCATAACGGAAGCAACATCTTTTGCTGTTCCGAGAGGTGAGGACTTAGGACGAGGGGCGGATTGGTCGTACTTCGGCCATTGACCGTCCATCTCTTTTACGATCTTAAAATCGTGACCCTTTTCTACGTCAGTAATATCTCCAAAGTCCTCATCAAGCATTGCGCCAATGATTTTCTTAAAGAGAATAACTCCGATAGAAAGGATTTTTACATCACCTGATTCTCGATCAAGAACATTCATGTAGTAACGAGCGCGGGGCTTGATTTGACGAGCAAGAGCCTCGTCTTCCTTACTACCAGTTTTCCATAGACCATAGTAGAGATCGCAAAGAGGACAAGCCTCTCCATGAATCTTACGGCAATGGACGTTCTTTACCGAATTATCAGGTTGTGGAACTCGGTGAATCTTTGTCTCTGCGTAGAACTCTTTTTCATCGTCCTTCCAGGGTAGAATGCGGACAGCATTAGAGCCTTCAGGAATTTGATAGAACTTCTGGAGGAAGTCTGAGTTGTTGTTACTTGAACCACCAGGGTTGTTAAGTTGTTCGTGCTTAAGTCGTAGTGCGTTAAGGTCGATAGCCATAATTAGTTTCCTTTGTTGTTATTTGTAAAGTTTAGTTTCTTCTCGTTTGTTTGCGGATACCTGTTGTAGCATATCCTTTTTCTGCTCAAGAGCGCGAACAAGGCCCTTGAGAAGTTCGTATTTGAATGTAGCATCATTAACTTCAGTTAATGCCATCTGATAAGACTCGTCAGCAAAAACAAGATCATCTAGATCCTTTGCCGTAAGCTTACCAGTGGCGGAATGCTTATATCCAGAGCGAAGCTTAGATGAAAGACGCACAACATCAGCGTCGAGGTCATTCATTTGCTTCTTAGCAGCACTCATTAGTCCATAATAGTAGGAGTAGATGGATGCTTGTCGTAACATTTCGTTATCAATGTTAAACTCATCGAATTTAACTAGAGCATCACTAATGTCTTTATAGTTTTCCCAAGTAAAATCTTCGAGGGATGCAATTAGTTCTTTCATAGTAATAGGTAGTTAGGGTTTCTGTCTCGGCTTATTATAGGAAGAGGCAGGCGATTCTTGAGGAACTTACCGAAAAATTAAACTTCTTGCTCGTTTAATACCTCAAATAGTTTAGGGTTAAGGTTCATGAGCAGAAGAAACCCACGGGAGATTAAGGTAGTCATGTCCTCGTTTGTTCTGGGAATGACCTCATCAGTAACCTCATGTCCTCCTAGTCCTACCATTTCTAGTACAATATGGGTAAGTTCGTGGAGGAGAGTTTCCCTTGCTATCTCATGTTCCATTGTGCTCTCCAGGGCTAGGATACCTTTATCGAACTCTGTTACTCCATAACAAATATCCGCTCCAGAGCGCAAACCCTTCTTTATATTTAGTGTATAAAACCTGTAACCAGCGTTTACAGATGTTATATTTTCTTCTACTAGTCTATTTAGGATATTAAACTTATTTTTCATATTATGCGTTAAAACTATCTTTCTTTAAACCAGCAGCTAGAAACTCTAAAGAATCTTCCTCCTCTTCTTCTGCGTCACCTTCGGACATAGTTAGGGTTTGATAGTTAATATTCATATTTACCGAGAACCTAGGCTTTCCGTTTCTAGACTTCATTACGAATGCTCTCATTCTCCCCTCATCAAACTCTTCTTCAGTCTGGTTTAGAGAGATAGCGAAATCACAAGTACGAATCTTTCCATAGGAGTCTCCAAGTTCGGCGTCAGTAATAACTTTTACCATTCGCCCTTGTCGGTTTGTTTGAGTAGCAGTCCAGACTAGGAAGTTGAACTCCATAGCAAGACCACGAAGCTCCTCAGCGATGCGCTGCTGTGCGTGATACTCTTGTTGGATATCCCTAGTGGGACGCATAAGCTCTAGATAGTCCACGATGAGAACGTCAGGCTCGAACTCCTCATAGTTCTTCAACTGGACTAGAAGGTTTCTAATAGTGTTGATAGAAGCTTGTCCTGTTGGGAACTCCTTAATAACGAGTTGGCTGCCTGGGCACTTCTCTTGGAACATTTTCAGGCGCTCCATTACCTTAATTTGGCAACTTGGCTCCTTCAACTTGTTTTGGGAAATTAGTGTAGTGATGGAGTCGAACCTTTGCGCGATTTTGTCCTCACTCATTTCCAGAGAAACATAAAGAACTTTCCTGCCTTCCTTCATAGCCTCAACACCCTGATTAACAAGGTAGAGAGACTTTCCAACCCCAGGAGGAGCAACCACCATAGCAAGTTCTTTGCAACCCAAACCTCCCTCTAGAGAGTAGTTTAGAGAAGGGAGAACAGTACGATACTTTGTCTCGTTCTTTTTATTAAAGACTCGATCCCAACGACTACCAATAGTGGTGAAATAGTCTTGACCCGTATCAACATCTCGACTAACGAGAAGAGCCTTCTTTACTAGAGCTTCTACCTCTTCTACCCTATTCTCCTTAATCAGAGAAATACTGGTAGCGATAGCATTCTTCATCTCCTCCTTTTTCGCAAACTTCTCAACCAAGTCTAGCATATATTCTGTGTTGCTAGTAGTTGAAGTGTCTACGTTGGAAATGTAAGAAAGTTCGTCCTCATAATCAGAGACGTTTTCCTTTGGACCTAGTTTTGTTTTAACGTCCTGAAGGATGAAGTCATCAGTAGGAAGCCTGCTGTACTTATCGTAGTGCTCCTTGATCGTATCAAAAAGTTTTGAGTGAGAAGGGTACTCAAAATACTCTGATTTTACAAGGTTTACTATTTGTAGGTAAAAGTCTTTATTTGTTTTTAAGAGGTACAAAATACCCCTTTGAATGTTCTCGCTAAAGTCGTATGACATATTATTTACTTTTTTTAGGGTCTAGTTTTGCTTGCCCTGGGGTCTTGTATCCTAACTTGTTCGCAGTATCATAGGCTTGATCGGCCAGTTTTTTTGCTCTTTCTATCTTATCTACTCTCTCAGAGGCAGATAGACGTTTTACTTTACCATCTTTTGCTAATTTTTCATAGTTAATTTCTGCCTTCTTGTAGCGAAACTCACCATCATTAATTCTTTCTCTAGTTTCCTCAATGCTTCTGTGCAAAAAGCGGTTAGCAGAGTCCTTATCAAAACCTTTTTCTGCGTGCTTTTTATATCTAGCTCTTACAGTCTGAAAATCTTTATCGTCTCCAAAAGATACTCCGATATTAGAGTTCTCCCAAAACTTTTCACACAGTTTTTTACATTGAGGACAGCGTGTTCTGGAGGGAGCTTTTCCTATAGGACAGTCTCTATCCCAAAACACATTGCAGTCTTTACATACCCATTCGTAAATCGTCATTATTCCTCCCAGTAAGGGTCTTCCTCATCAGGCAAGTCCTCTAACTTAGCATCCTCCTCCTGTGAGGCTGCAAGCATCTCCTGATTGGACTCCTTCTTCGAGTCCTCTTCCTTCTTCTCTTCTTCCCATGTATCCATCAATGTTTTCCTTAGTTAGTGGTATAGCTTGTAGTGGTTCATTCCCCTTACTTCCAGCCCTATAAACTGTTAGACCTTTTAGGTAGGGGGCGTAATCTAGCGCAGCCTTTGAAAACTCTTCTGCTGTAGCTGTGCTTGGTAGGTTGATTGTCTTGCTGATACAAGAATCAATGTATTTTTGAACTGTTGCCTGAACTTTGATGTGCTCCTCTGGGCTTACATCATAAGAACCAACAAAGGTATCTAGAGGAAGTCCTTTATCATAATACTCTTTGAACAGAGGATCGACAACAAGTTGGGACTTCCATACATTCCCATCTCTGTATCGTCTGTTGTAAAGAGCAGAGAAAATAGGCTCGATACCAGAACTTACTCCGTGAAGCATACTAATAGTTCCGCATGGTGGGATAGTAAGCATTACCGCATTGCGAATACCAAAACGCTTGATAAGCATTCTGATTCGGGCTGGGAGAGTCTTGGCGAACTCCTCATTTAGATAGTGCTTTGAGTCGAAT